ATCATTTCAGTTGTTAATATATAAGTACACTTTTCAATTATAGTATTATTAGGTATAAATTTATCAGCAAATAAACCCCATCCATGTATTTTGGATTTTTTTCTTGTAAAACTTAAAATCATTAAATTATTTATAAATTCCTGTTCCCCAAATACTAGCGGAATTGTTTCCTAAATTTAAAATCTTCACAAAAGCTCCTACATCATTTGCCCCATCCATGTTTGCTAAACCAAAAGTATTATTTGTGGGATTTGTTCCATTAACATTCCAAGTTACCATTGAAGCGTATATTAATACTATATTTACAGTACCTGTTCCCTCAAACATAGATAATTCAACTATTGATCCTGGATCACTATTATTTAACCAATCAGTTACTGCTAAATTACCTTCATCTGATGCTCCTGCGGAACTATTATTATTAGTTATAAGAACTAATTCATCTGTCACAAGTAAATCGTCTGAAGGGTTTGTTGACATAGAGCCAACTGATTGGTGTCTAAATGTTTTTACTCTACTTCCTGAAGTAGTTAAACCTGTACCATATAAGTTTCCACTAGCACTTATATTACCTGAGGAGGTAATGTGACCAGTGACTAAGGTATCTTTATTTAAAGTGACTAGAGTATCTGAGAGTCTTACAGCTGTGGTATTACTTGGGTTTAAATCTATTCTGTTGTCTGTCCCCATAGCAATCCTATTTCCCGAACTCGCAATATCATTGGTTGAATGCCATTCTGAGGCTATTAAATCCCCACTTGCACTTATGTTATTTGAGGCTGTAATATTAGTAGTATTTACATTAGTTAAAGTTGTAAATGTACCTATATTTCCTGTTATTGTTCCACTAGCACTTATATTTGATGATGCTGTTATATTACCATTAACACCATTAACATTAAGATTATCACTAATTAGTATTGTATTTGAAGTGGTATTTTGTATTTGTGGTGTATCAACATAGGCGGCAACAGTTAATCTACTACCATAAACATTTCCACTTGAACTTACATCACTTGTTACTGTTAACGAACCTGTAATATTAGCATTTCCATTATGGCTACCATCCCACTCAGCTGTTACACCTGTTATAGCACTTCCATCGCCTGCAAAAGCTGCTGCTGTTATAGTACCTGTGTTGGTAAAGGATCCAGTAAAATGTCTAAAATTACTGTCCATTTCAGGGTGTGAGAGGGCTGATCCCTTATTATCTCTAAATGTTAATGCCATTTTATTTTATTTTGTTCCGTTGTTAACTTTGGTTTTCTTTCTACCTGCACTTTTCTTGGCTGAGAGCATAATTCTTTCTTCTAATCTAGCTAATTTAATGGCACATTGTTTATTTTTTTCAATTAAATCATCTATTTTTAATTCAAGTTCGCCAATTTTAACCTTTAATTCTTCTATAACTTGGCTTGTAAGTTTGTCTTTTGATCTTTGTTCTTTGATTTCTAATTCGTGCGAATTATCAATTTTCTTTTTCCAAATTTGCCAAATTTCCTTTACTCCTAAAGCCGCAACTAAGGCTGTTAGAACCGTAATGATTGTTGTGTCATCCATTTTCTTTGATTTTTAAGTTTTTTCTAAATTCTTTTACTTCTTCGATTATTTCTTTAATCTTTCCTTTGGGTATTCCACCTACCCATTTTTCTAATTCTCCATTTTCAGAGAAAAAACTATTTGATTCTCTTAAAGCTTGAATTAAATATAATTCTATTTCTTCAGCTTCTAAATCAATTTTTGAATTAACAAACTTTTTTACATACTTTTCCCACGAATCTCCACCTTGAGCTCTTATTTTGCCCTCTTTTTCTATAACACAGTCCATACATTCTCTATGTAAACTGTAGAATTTTTTGTCTTGCCATCTACTCATTATATTTGAACAGGTAGGACAAAATAAAGGCATTAAAGCCTCTTTTCTAACTTTGTCTAGTTTATTGACTGTTTGTTTTACACCATCTTTGATTGTCCACTTTTTGCCTTTCTCCTCCCACACATCACCTTCTTTAAAGTCAGTGGTTTTTTTCTTGTAACCTGACTGTACATTAGAACCTGCGTCTCCTTTTTTAGTGATAAGGTTTCGGGCTCTAGCTACGTCTTTTGTATTGAATTCTTTTTTTAACATTTATATTTTATTTTAAGAGACATCCATTTCCCAATATTCTTTTTTAACTCCTTTAAGATCGTATTTAGCTTCTGCGTCTTCTAAAGTTCTAAATCTCTCTTTACTACCATCTCCAAATTCAACCTCTACACTATATACTCCCCCTCCAGGAACAGCGTGTGTTATGTGGAGTTTGGAAGGTTGTTTTCCTTCATTTAAAGTCTTTTTAAAGTAAGCAATTATTGAATTCCATCCTGAATGTTTTCTGTCTTTCATTTCATATTGAGTTTCCAAAAATTTATCCATTATTTCTGGTTTACGTAAATCGTCTCCCATTCCAGGGAACATATCTACTACAAATTTAAGAAACCCATTATAATCTCTATCATTTAAATTAGATACTAGAGATTTTATTTTTCTTAATTCAGGATATTGATCTCTTAATTTAGCCGCATATTCGTAATCTTCATCTTCTAGTGCTTTTTTTAATAATTTTTCTGACCCTGAATGTGAAGTTATTCTGGTTGGTTGAGAACCTTTCCATTGAGTATATGGATTGTCCTCTTTTAATATCTTAGAGATTTCTTCCTTAATGATTTGTCTTAATTGGCTTTTTTTCATTTTTTTTATTATGTCACTATTTATAAATATTGTGTCTTTCTAAATCCATATTTATATATTCTAAGTTCTTTGTAATGCTCTGTTAGCTTTTGAAAAAAATGCCCTAGGTACTAATTTTATATCACCCCCTGGGTGAGCTAATACATATCCTTCACCACCTTCTTGTCCCCCAATACTTTGTTTTACATTAGATCCTTGTTTATCTAATTGGTCTATAATGTGGTCTTTAGCTTGCATTATTCCACTTACAACCTCCCACAAGGATTCAAAAGCTTTAGGGTTTTGTGCAATATATTCTGTAATTTTACCTTGTTTTCTTTGACTTACTTTACTTCTGACTAACCATCTTTCAAAATCTTTGCCTAAATTTTCTAATCCTGTGTCTACTTTGCTGTTTGTGTATGCATATAATATCTTACTGAAGTCACTTATTTGGAGTTTTCTGAGAGTATCTTGGTTTAATAGAGTATCAATATCGTTGGCATCTTTTTTTACTATATCTTCTAATCTATCTAGTTCTTTGTTGGGAACTTCTGGTGCTTTTTCAGCTGTTACAGGTGGTACAACCAATACTTCATCCCCTTGAAATATATCTGTATCTCTAAGTGAGGATTCGTTTCCATCGGCATCTACCTGTCTATGGATTACTACTCCTGATTTACTTCTTCCTATCTTTTTACCTAACTCACTATCAACATCTACAGCATATTGGACTATGTTTGGTTTGAAAACATAATTTTTGCCTTTTACTGGGGGAGTATTATAATATAGTAAATCTCCTTTAAAAAGACCTTTATAATCTCTTGGTACTGCTTTTTCATATTCATCAAATATATCTTTCATACTAGATGCAAATTGTCTACGACTGTCTGTTACTTCTTTACCTCTTGAAAGTAACATAGTTTCTAAATCGTCAGCTGATTTTGTTTTCCCATCATACCCTTTAGCAACATAACCATTTTTGTCTGTTAATATAAAATCTCCATTTTCATCTCTCCCAAACACAATAGCTGGTGAACCATCCCATTTTATAGTAACTTCTTTATGTCCTCCTTTTTCCAAATTTCTCAATGCGTCTACAGCACGTAGTGCTCCTTTCGAACCTTCCCAAAATACAATATCTTCTGCATGGTCAATTCTGGCTCCTTCTTGTAAAATATTCTTTTCAGGTGGTATTTCTTTAAAAGCAAAATTGTCTCTAGTATCTGCTACCATTGCTTCATAGTCTGGATGGTCTTTTATTTTCGCATAAATCGATTCTACACTATCTAAATCTGAGGGTTTGGCTCCTTTTCCTAATAAGTGTGAAGCTATTTTTTCTGGTGAGTCTGTGATTACTTCGTTAGATTCTCTATCTACTAATCCTTTTGTAGGGGAATATTTCATTCCTTTTGATTTAGCTATAGAAGCCATCAATACTATTCTATGAACCCCTTTATATACTGTGTCGTCTCCTGTTCCTTTTAGGGCAAATTTCATCCACTCTGGATTACCAAACATTAAATCTGTTTGAACATATCCGTTTGATTCATCTCCTCTAATAGGGGTTTTAAAATGCACACTGATTCCTGTCTTACGTGCCCATTGTTTCGGGTCATCTTCTGGATGATTTTGTTTAGCCCAATCGGCTAATTTACTTAATATTTCATCTTTGGAAGTTTCTTCTTGATTCACTGCTACATCTAAATCTCCACTTGTAGTTTTTATCCCTGTACTACCTAATTTGTTATTGAGTAAATCTAAACCTACTATATTTTCAAGCCATTTTAAAGTTGGATCAACATCAGCTCTATTTATTCTGGTTGTTGTTACTTGTTTGTCTTGGTCTTTGAATATATTGCCCCCTTCTTGTAAAATCTGGTCTTGAAATATATCCCCCCACCAATCTCTTGAAAATAGTTTATTTTCTTTTATATTAGGGTCGTTTGTCCATGTATCGCTTGCTTTGTATCTAGTCTTTTGAACCATGTTTGCTTTATACGGTGGATACATTTCATCTATTTTTTCAGAAGATTGGATGAAATTTTTAAAATATTCTAAAGCTTTACGTCTTTTAGGTTTATTTTTAAGTATATTAGAAAGTCTTACGTATAATTCTTCGTATTTATTTCCTGCATCGTTTAGTTTTTTAAATAAATCATAATCTAAAGCCCAAAATTTAATTTCTTCATCAGAAAAACTTTCATACAATTTAATTCCACCAAACACTGTTTTAGGTAAGTCTGGATAAGGGACCATATGACTCCCTTGTTTTTCCATACTTTTTCTAAGTTTGGCTAATTTCTTTTTATGACGACCTGTCTCTTGTTTATTCATTATTGCTCCACCACCAAATTCTAATAATATCTCATGAAGAGAAACCAACTGTGAGTTTACTTCTGCATCTGTTGTTTTATTTAGTGTTCTTACTGCTTTAACATTTTTAGGTGAATCATCATAGAATCTAATCTTTTTATATCCATCTTCTATATAGTCAAGTATCACTTTGACTTTTTCCATTGGGTCTGAACTAGCAACAGCGTGTACTTTTAAATCTGCTAAGCCTTTACTTGATAAAAATTCTTTAACATCTGATATAACATCTGGTTGTCTCGCAGTTAATATTATTGTTTTTGCGTTTGGGAGTTTGGATGTTTTTGTTAAAATTTGACTAAATAAATTAAACATTTCAGGTATGACCTTTGGTTCATTTAAACTTGCAAAATCATCAAAATTTAATTCATCGTCTGGTCCTGGTTTATATAAAGCATATTCGGCAGGGGTTAGTTTGAAAGTTCCTTTTTCAGGGTTGGTTACTTTTATGTAAGAATTTGTAGTAATCAATGTATCATCTAAATCAAATGCATATAATGTTTTATCTCCAACTGATTCATTCATATCTTCTTTAGCTAATTCTTTCACAAACTCAACTAACCCAAAGGGATCTTTTTTGGAAGATAACTTTTTTTTAATCATATCTAATACTCTAACATCTATATCCCCAAATATTTGTTTTAAGTCTATTCCATCTTTTATTGCTTGTCTTATAGAAGTACCAGACATTTCTCCATATCCTGGAATTTCTTTTGATATATTTGGAATTACTATAACGTATCCTCTATCAGGCCAACCTTCTAACTCTTTCATGTTAGGATCATATTCAGCGAAATACCCTGGTGTACCATCTTTTTTCATTTTTCCAGTTTGGAGTCTGGCAGCGTCTTTCTCCCCTAATAGAAATATTGCTGGAGTGTCTTCTTGATAAAGATCTAAAACTGCTTTTGGTTGATAGGGAGATCTAACCTGCATTATTTTGTCTTCAGGAATTCCATAAGACATTGCAATTTGTTTTTTTTCTTCAAATGTGAAAGGAGATCGTTCAGAATCGGTTTTATCTGAGGTAGCTATATAAGTATCCTCTACACCAAACTTGTTGGCTAATAGTTTATATGCCTCATAGTGGTGTGGTCCGAAAGGTTGGAACCTCCCTGGATAAATGGCAACTGTTTTTTCCATAAATAAAAGACGTCTTTGTTTATAAATATTAACGAACTAGTGAAAGCTTCCGTTTTATTATATCACTATATTTAAGTTTTTCAGATGAATGTAGAATATGTATTATATCTGCGAATTCTGTGTCGTTTGGGTCTTTGTCCCCAAAATCCATTATAAATACTTCCTTACCAAAACTCATCAATTTTTCAGCATATTCTAAAGCATTTGACATAGCATCTGAGTCTAAAGCCAAATATACTTGTTTAACACTAGATGACATAAGTTTTGACATAAGTTTATCGTGTATCTTTTTACCATACAATGGTATTGCATTTTTTTTAATTGATATAGCATCTAAAGGAGATTCACACAATATAACAGGCAAATTCCAATTTATATAAAATTCAAAACCTATCATATCCTTGTTGGCTCCCTTTGGTTGTCTATGTTTTATGTAACTGTCTGCTAAAAATGATCTTCCAACAAAATAATTTAAATCCCCCTCTGAATCGTAGGAGGGAAATATAATCATATTTTTAAATAAACCATCATCACAATACCCAATATTATATTTAATTGAATCTATTTGAGTTAATCCTCTAATTTCTGTAAGGTATTTAATGGCTGATTGATGGATAGGGTTGTTAGTTGGAGGGAATAAGGGTTTAAATTCTTTAGGTAACTGTAGGGAGTCTTCTTTAATATATGTCTTTTTCTCCTTAAAATTATATGATTTGTTTAAATCCTGTAGTCTTGTGTAGTAGGTAGGTGACGCGTTTGTCTTTTTAAGAATCCTATATGCCTTGTGGCCTTTAAAACCACATACCCAACATTGGAATTTTTGTGTAGGTAAATTAACGGATAACTTTTTCTTATGATGCTTACAGGAGGGACAATGAAATAGAGCTTCATCACCGTCTCTTATTAAGGTTGCACTCCCTAACACCCCCTCTAATATTTCAATCAATTGTTGTTCCTTCATGTTCTCAACATAAACACCCTATGTTGATAAGATACGAATCATATTTCAGGTATCCAAATCTTTTATAAAGTCTTTTTTGAAATATCTTCCTTCGATGTTATCGTTGAAGTATCTTTCATTTTCAAGCACCTCAAGTTTGAAAAGGTATTTATTTTCTAGGTAAGTTAAGTGTTTCTTTTCAAAAGCCAACTCTAATATTTCACGTAAAAAATTTTCTTCTCCTTCTTCTTTTAAGAGTTTCTTAACTTCTGCGTGTGAACCATAGTAAGTCTTCCAATCTGACTCCTTTTGGGTTCTTTTATAGACTGGGGGTCTTCCTTTACCTTCCCAAAGGGCTTTTTCCTTTTTACCTAACTTTTTCTTAAGGTTGTAAATTAATTGTTTTTTACCAATGTAACATTGGTCTGTAGGGATGTATCTTGTTCTGTATACAAAACCGAAAGTACCCTCTGGTAAATCCTCTATGGAATTTATTTGTGTTCCTTTATATAACCACATTATCTATCAAATCGTACAATGAAATTGGTTTCTATTTTGTTTGGCATTTTTACTGGTTGTCCTAATTTACCAACTGCCAACAATTCACCATCATTGTCATATAAACCTATTGTTGTTACGTAAGGTCTAAAAGCAGACCCTGTCGTAAAATCAGCCAACTCTGCTACCTCGTCTGAAGGTAGTTTTCTGGCCGTAATATTATTTGTATAAAGAAAATCTTCAGTACCCACATTACAGATGTATTCGTTTTCCCATATGGCGTGAGATCCACTAAATTGTACAGAATAACTGTGGGAAATTGAACTTGAGACCAATAAAACATTTTTATAGTTTGGATTTGTTATAGTAGCAAATCCATGTTCGTAAAATACATTACCTACGTTAGGAGTATTAGTAATAGATTCGCTTATTGCCGTGATATTCGTTGATTTAAGCGCGGAATCAAATATCATTATGTGTTCCATGGAACCCGTATAGAAACCTTCTTTACGGTTTTTAGATCCAATAAGAATATTTGACTTATTTTGCAACATAAATTCAGTATTGTCTGACCCACTCGCAACTTTCACACCATCTTTATAAAGTTCAAATAAAGAACCAGTTTTATTTATAGCTATGTGGTGTCTTTGATTATCTATAGAAGAAGTAAATTTAGTAATATTCTGTCCATCATTTCTTTCAAAGCATATTGAACTATTCTCAATATAAAAAGCAAAAGGATATTGTGGGTGGAATTCTCTTTGTTTTAATTCAAATGTAAACTCTGTATCTACTGCGGCAGGTATATAATCTTCAGCAAAAGATTTTACCATTAACCATTGTCTAGCTGCTGATGAAGTGTCTGCTGTACAGTAATAAGTTATAGCAAAATCTGTGTCTTTATTGTAGTTAAAATTGTTGTTGTGGTATATTTCTATACTACTTGAAACTGTAGAATCAAAATCAATTTTTGGTCCTAATATCCCTTCTGAATATTTTATGTTGTTGGTTTTATACCCATTGTATCTATGAGATTCATCTACTAATTTATCTTCTGTTATTCCGTTTGTTTGTGGGTTGGGTAAATATATTGCTCCTGAAGCGTTAGAAGTAAAAGTGGTGATGGTTGGTATAGTATAATCTTTGAATCTTGTTTGAGCTGCTATATATAAGGCCCTGTTGGCATTATCTATAAAATCGTAGGAATCAAACTTAGTGTCGTATAAGTTTTCCCACCCATCATCTTTTAAAACTTTAGATAAAGTACCATTGTGAAAACTACCACTTATTGAAAAAGTATTTTTTTGAATCTTTCTACCCCACATTTTTGATGGTATAGAAACTATATTAATAAAGTCATAAATTTTCCTTTCTGTGGTATCGTAGTCAGGCATACCAAATAACGAATTAGCACCTCTTATAGCGCCTGGAAAATCTTTTTCCATCCAATCTCCAAACTTATCTACATCAGTGATAAGAAGATTTTTGTACATATTAGGAGATATAGGATAATCTCTATAATAGAGTTTTTCCATTTGAAACCATTTTTTGGAATCGTTAGGATCTGTTATTGAAAAAGTATCTGAGGAAGCCGTTGTAAAATAACCTGTTGAAAAACTCACCCCCTTACTGGAAGAATTGGAAGGGGTTATTTCCCAGCTTTTATGAGTATCAAATTGAGTGATACTAATATCTTGTGGATTAAATTTTTTAAATAATGTTGGCATTTATACATTTTAAAAATCTAATTTAATTCTAATTAGAGCTTCTTTTGTGAAATCTTTAGCTAGTGGTTGACTTAATTTAGCTACTGCTAGTAATTCGTTATTATCGTTATATAATCCTACAGTTGTTATATAGGTTGTAGGTTGAGAAATCATAGAAGTAAATCTTAAATTACCTTGATCATCTATAAACGATGGATTTCCAGAGTAATTAAATTCACCATTCTTAATTCTCGCAAACAAGTATTTGGCCGTTAAATCCTCCACTGAATCTAGCTCAAATTGACTTAATTTATTCATTAAACCAAAAGAAGCTGTTCTATCAGTAACTGGTGACCCCCCTGTTGCCGACCCTGTATTGTTTGAGCCTTTGGCCACAAAATCAACTATTCCCTCTGTCCTTAAAGCATCTCCATTTAAAAGAACCAATCCTGCATCTGGATAAAAGAAACCATAAGATCCTGAAGTTGTAACGTTTATATCTGTTTGAGATGCTGTATACATCGCTCCATTGGTTCCTGAAATTATATTAAATTGCCTACCAATATTAGTTATAGTGGAAGACCCAGCATTGAATGAAGAATCATCTGTTAGAAACCTACTAACACCTCCGTTTGTTAATTTTAAATTCCACCCAGTTTTCAAATGATATTTATATCTGGCTCTTTCTATATTAAGAGCATAAAAATCGTCTGGAGTATAATTACCAAATTGGAAATCAGTATTTTCATCCCCATAAACTAATGTCCTATATTGTCCATAAATACTTCTAGCCGCACTGTATCCATCAGAATCTGCATCATCTTTTGTGAAATTAACACTACCGCTTCCTAACCTGTTTCCATATGCTATAGACATCTGAATGGCTGCTGAAGAGCTAGCTGCGGGGTTTTCATTATACACATCCAAATAGAATTGTCCTTGTGAGGAAGCACTAGCTACAATATATTGTAGTGAACTAGTGTAAAAAGTGGTTAACAGATTTGTGTTATCTGACCAAGTACTGGTTATAACCTGATCAGTGGATGTAACCATGTCTGTTGAATCGAATCTTATATATGTTGCCATTTAATTAATTTTTTATTTTATGATGATACTTGGCCTGATGTTGAGTCTGAACTAGTTCCTATTATATTTTTAGAAATCTCAACAGGTATTGATACTCTGGCTCCTGAATCTAATCCTTCTACATATAAAGTAGTCAATAGTTTAGTTGCTGTTCCAAATAACGAAGTATCATTTACTGCTGTAAGGCTTAAACTTGTTCCAACCACAGTTTGAGACACTGCCCCTGTTGATTGAATAAATCTAGTTATCGAATTTGTAGTACTAGAAGATGCTGTTCCCCCTCTAGCGGACATATTTGAAACTAATCTCCTATCAGCAATTGTAAATTTATATCCACTATTTTCTGATAAAGCATTTAAACCTTGGAAATTAAGTGTTTGTGGTTGATATGAATTAGATCCTCCAACATTAATTGTAATTTTAGCCATCCCAAAAGTAATAATAGGCATTTTCGTAGTACCACGAGGCAAAGTGATTAATTTGTTCCTCATAATTTGGTTTTCATCTGGAAATGCTTCTATGACTGGCATATTTTCTATAGCTTCACCTGCAAACGCTGACCCATTTGGGTGATTTGGGTTCCATAATCCATAATCGATCTCATCATCTGATAATGCAAATTGTGTAATATTAAAGGAACCATCGCCCCTTGCTAACATTTCTCTTCCTTTTTTAGTTAAAATTGCGTCAACTACGACTGTAGTATTATCTAAGTATCCCATTTGATTTGTTTTTGTTATTTATAAATATACGAAATATCCATCTGTTTATAATTATGTTGAAGGTTTTATTCCTACTGTTTCTACTATGTTTTTAAAGTGTTTTAATATCGGTTTGGTGGAAAATTGTCTATAAAATCCTCCTTCTTTTAGATTGCTATATGAAAAATCACCTGATGTGTTGGTTGGTTTCATTACTGCAAAGGCTCCTTGTTGAGCTTTCCACACCAAAATGCCAATATCTCCTAACCCTA